TTACCTTTAGGAGTAGTAGCTAATACTTTTCTTACTCTAGTACCTAATGTAGTCTTAGGGTCAGTTTCTCTAGCTATAATCATATAGCCATCCTTACCTATATCTTCATTATCTTGAGTAGCTCTTTCTTCTACTTCTGCTTCTTCAGTATTCTTAGCTTCCTTAGTATCAAAGTCTATGATTACTCCTTCAGTCTTTTCAATAGTAATAGCAGCATCCTTTAATAAGAAATCTAAGTTATTATCTGCAAGTATTCTTGTAATATAATTAATCTTATTAGTTACAAAATCCTCACCAAATCTTCTCTTTTCAGTATCTTGCATTCTACTATTATTCAAGTAATCTTCAAGAGATTTCTTTAACTCAGACTTTAATAAAGATATATTAGCTACTATCCAAGATTGTCTTCCCTTATCTTTAGCTTCAGGATTTAATCTATCTATTAATTTAATAAAGTCATAAGTAATAGCTTCTATAGCATTAGCTCTTTCAAAACTATTAAATTTTCTATGGAACTTAGCTAAAGGACTATCAAACTTATCATTATATCTTAAATATTGTCTAGATACTAATAGAGGTTCTTTAGCTTGTACTTGAGGAGTAGTTTGAGTAGATTGTACTTCAGCTTGAGCTTGTGCTTTACTAAATTTACCCATACTAATACCATTAGAATCTTCTGCGCTAATCTTTCCAGTCTTTTGTACTAAAGATTGGGAACTTCCTCCTAAAGGATTATATAAACTACTTAACTGACTTCTATATTCTGATTTAAGATGCTGTACTATCCATACCATATGACTTCTAAGAGGCACTTTACCTTCCCAATTAAATTTTGATATGGCTTTATCTATATCTTCAGGTAATGGCTCAGTAAATAAATTATTAATGTTTGCTCCTCCACCTTCATCATAAGGACCAAATAAAGCACTAAATTGTTTCTTTTGCTCTTCAGATAAATTAGCCAATCTAGTATCTTGTGACTGTTGTGTCATTTGTTGATTAGTTTGTTTTAGTTGTTTCTGCCTTTCTACTTCGGCTTTAAACTGTTCTTTAGTAACTTCTAAGTTACCTACTCTTGATTGAGCTAATCCATAGTCTATCAAAGCCTGTTGCTCTGATAAACCAAATTCTTTAGCCCATTCCCTTATCTAGGGAGTCATTATTGGACAACTCATATATTTATATATTATAATTTAAATTATTGTGCAAAGGTAACTAATATTTAATAGAACACAAAATAATTTAGACAAAAAAATAAGGAGTAATAAGTTATAAACTTACTACTCCTTAATAATTGTTTATTATTCTCCTAAAATCAACTCATTAAAGTAAGGAAGTCCTTCAATCATCTTACAGAAAGCTCCCCAATCTTCCTTTAGTTTATGGTTCTTTCTTTGATGATATATAGTCTGTAACTGTTTATAGTTAGTAGTTACATCCATAAATAACTCTAAACCAAGAGGAGTATTACTTAATACTTTCATCCACGCTTGATACTTAGCCCATTGTAAGTTTAATTGAACTACTAAATCTTCTGATGAAGGTATACTTTCCAATCTATTATACTCTTCAATATATTTCTTCAAAGTGTCTTTAACTTCTTTAGTAACATACTTATTACAAGACTTATCTATATCCATCTTAAGCAACCTATGCATCTTTGATGAAGATGTTACTATGTCTGCAAAGTGATACCTTTGAAACTCTGGTGTCCAATACTGAGGATATTTAACTGTAAAATATACATTAATTCCTACTAAAGCATTATCATGACATCTCACATCTCCTGACCTACTTGCTTTAATAAGCTTCTTCATTCTTACTAAACCTTTCTCAAACTCTTCATCAGTTACTTCTACAGGTTCTAATCTCATAGCATTACCTGATGCTACTACTGCTTCTCTAAGGTTATTAACCTTAACATTACTAATCTCTAACATATTATTCTTCTCTATTTACTTCTGAATCATCTACTACCCATTCTTTACACGCTTTAAGCATATTCTTTAGTACATTATATCTTCCTCCTCTTTTAGGAGTTTTATTTAATTCTACAGTAAGATATGCAGATAACTCATTTAATAAGTCAGGAATAGTATAGTCTTGTTCTTCATAATCTTTTAATAGATTACACTCTGAATAATCATACTCTGTTCCCCCATATCTACTAACAGTTCCATCATCATTTAATTCTTCATCTAACCAATCTGTAGCTATATAATCACTTGTTTGAATAGTAGTATTTCTACTTAATGTTTGAGTAATAGTTACTTCTACATCAATAGGCTTTTGCTCAGGCTCTACTCCTGTAAGTCTATCTATATTTGCATCACTTACTCCACAAGGATAATTATCACATGAATTTAATGTCATTCCCATATTAAATAAAATCTTTCCAAATTAATGTATTACTTTTATCTTCTATATGCTTATTTAATTTATAGTATAACCAAGGAAAAGGTATGAATTTCTTTTTAGACCATACATAGAAATCTTGAATTTCTCTACTATAGTTAATACCAAATATACCTTTATTAATCCAATGTTTTTTACTTTTTACTACTACAAATTGTTTATCTTTATGCTTTTCTTTTAGTAGATTTATTAGACCATCAAATAAATCATATTGATAGTCATTACATAAAGTATCTTCTGCAACTATTTCAAATGTACAATCAGGATAGTAAGTAATAAATTCATCTATAAATACTGCAACAGTCACATCAAGTTTATATTCTACTAAACCATGAGCAAATACTATATTATTATTTCTACATCTTATTCTAAAATCAAATACTCTAGCACCATGCTCATATTGCCATTTAATAGAGTTATGTTGACATTTAGCTGTCCATTTAATTAAACTCATCCACCATTTTCTAACTGGAAGATAAGTCATAGTATTATGAGAACCTATCATAGTTTATATTTATTATCTATATATGCTAGCAATATAGACTTTATGATTATAGCTTTATGTTCATCACTATAATTAGCATATATCATTTGTGGATTACCATGCAAGTATGTTTCTTCAAATTTACCTAGACACTCTTTAGTTATAAAATCATTAAATGAACATTCTACAGTACAATCAGTATCATATCCTTGAATATAAATATCTAAATATACTTTATCTTTCTTACCATTAAATATAGATTCTACATTACTATTTCTATAATTTCCTACATTATAGTGACTTAGATGTAGTATCTTAAATTTATTTCTAGTCTTACTAGTTAATCCTACACCTACTTCTTTAATAATTCTAAGAATAATAGACTCATCTACTCTTAATAGTTCTTTATTAGACATTTCATTAATAAACTTATGTTTATTTTCAGGAGAATATCTTTTGAATATAAAGTTACTTGCTTCCATACTGTTGATTCTTTAATAAATTAATTTCATCTTTTAAATAAAATATAGCCTTCTCTAAATCTTCTATTTGTTTGTCTGCATTTGATAAACCATCTTCAGATTTATGTCCAGCTCTAAGTGTATATTTAATTACATTTCCTATATTAAAATCTAAATGTCTAGTAATATCTATTACTTCTATACCACATTTATCTTTTAACCATGTATAATGTGAAGGATGATTAACTCTGTCCATCTTTTTGTTTTTCTTTTTGCCATTGAATACTATCAGCCATATGTTCTTTATAGAACTTCTTATAGGCTTCTTTAATATTAGGATTAGTAACAAAGTCACCATCTCTAGTATCAAAGTTTTCTTTTAATCTAATTAATTTATCTCTATGATATGTTAGTATATCTATCTAATCAAGATATTCTTTAATAGATTGTTTAATTTCAGTAAGAGTTTCGTCATACTTATAGCCTTCTTCTTGATAATCTTTAGGATTAGTTATAGCATAAGTACTAATCTTATCTTTATAGTGTTCTATTAAATCATTATCTTTATTTATAGCTTCTTCTACACTACTAATATCATTATAAGTTTCTTTACAGAAGTATTCTTCTGCTATGAATGTTGTATACCAACCCATAATATAAATACTATTATATTATTAGTTAAGCCCTATTTAAGTACTTAACTAATAATATATAATTAGTTAATGTTTCCAATGTTTATCTATATCTGCTGTAGCAGGAATAGGTATACTTTTACAATATTTATCAGCATTATGTTCCATATTATATTGTAGTAATTTAGGAAATGTATCTATTAAATCTTTTGGAAATTCCCAATTGGCTTCCTTTATGTTACGGTATATTCGATTCCAATATACCTCTTATACTTTCATATAAGCTCGGACTATATCTTGTATAGAAATTAAACCTTTATTATATTTACCTAATGTAAAGTTAGTAAGTTGATTTATTTCTATACCCTTGCTTTTCAACTCCTCTTGGAGCTTACTCCATTTCTGGATAGTCTCTGAACTAATAAGCTTATACCTAAAACAATTTAAATTATAACTTTCAAGTAGTTTAGATATATAAAAAGCACCTTCAAATTTTCTAATTCTTAAATACCAAAATTCTCTACCATCTTTCTTTCTTTCGATAGTAGGTATTGCAGTAATGTTAAATTTATTTTTCAAGAAAGGAACAAATAGATTTCTATTTATTTCTTCTGAATATGCTTGAGTATTTAAATTATAGAATGAGCGTTTATTATGTAAACTACCATCATCAAAGAACCATAATGCTAAACCTAATTCATCCATTCTATTTAAAGAATCCTCTAAAGATTCTGTTGCTATTTCTGTTATAGCTACACAACTTACAGAACAGATTGAATAAATATTATTAATTTTATAGCCTTTATTAATTCTAGTTACTATATTATGATTTACTAAATTTCCTAGTAAGTCTTTTTTAAATTGTATATATTCAAGATTAATACTATTTGTTTGATAATGCCAATTATAATTAATATCAGGATGCTTTTTAGCTTGTGAATTATAACATAAACTGCCATCGCCAAACTTTCCAGTAATTAGTACTTGAATTTGTTCATTACTTAGCTTATTAGCTGCTGATTGTCTATTATTGCCCATATATATACTATTATATTTATGTGCAAAGATACGAATAATTTTCAAACTGTGCAAAATATTTTTCAATAAATTGTGTAGTTTATTCGTCTTTAAGAGTTTCCAGCAATTAACAAGGTTTAACCACAACAAAGCTACTTATCGTGGACTAAAGCACATAATCTAACTTTACCAAAATAACCATTGTCTACTACCCAATTAAAAGTATCTATTTGACTACTTTTTAACATTACAGCACATGTTCCTTGAGTAGGTGCATTTCTAGCCATTCTGCTCCATTTAGATGCTGCCTTAAAGTGTTGTTTTACTTGTTGTTCTACATAATCTCCTGTGCCTTTATGTTGTTTATATTCTTCCCAAAAAGCAGATGTGAAAGATTCTTTTCTTTTCTTCCAAACATCCCAATCCCACCAATACATTTTATGACCAGTAAGCTTACACATCAATACATAACCATTATCTTGTACAAACTTAGTACCTCTTTTAGCAAATTCAGAGCTACCTTTAAAACCTTCTTCATAGTTCTTTACTATCTCATTAGCTTCTTCTTCAGTGCATTGAATGGCTTGCATTATAGCAAATGCTCCTCCACCAAAATTCAAAGCAAATTCAGGACCTTTAGCTTTCTGTCTTAAATAAGGATAATTATCTTTTATATCATGTACATCTACATTCTCTAATTCTTTCTTAAAGAATATTTTAGCATACATACTATGACTATCTATGTCATTTAAGAATATATCTTTAATAGCTTTATCATCATATATATCACCTGCAAGTCTTGCTTCAGCAGCTGACCAGTCACATGATACCCACAAATTACCTTTATCTGCAATAAAGCATGCTCTAGTTTCAGCATCATGAGGTAATTGCTGCATATTAGGATATGTACAATCTTTAGGCTTAACTTTATTTACTTTAGCTAAATCTATATTAGATTGTTGAGAACCACAAGACATTCTACCACTTGCTGCACCTAACTGTTTGTATATAGTATGTATTCTACCAGTAATAGGATTAATAGCATTTAAATGACCTTGACCAAATGATGTAACTACTTTACAATAACCTTGATAATTAAAGTATAATTTAAGAAACTCATCATTGATACCTTTTTGACAACTAAGTGCTTTTTCAAGAACACTCTCTTTATCTTCTCCTGTCTTTTTATCTTGTACTATTACATTAAATCCTAATATCTTAGCTACTTTAACTACTTGACTAGATGAAGACCAGTTAATAGTAACTTGAGGTTCTAAATTAAACCCACTAAACAAATCTCCTTGTCTATTAATGTATGTAAAATCCTTTAAAGATGGAGTATTAACTACAAAATTATCTAAAGCTTTCTTACTATTATTAAGATTCTCTAAATCTTTTTGCATCTTAGATTTCCACCTATTAACATCTAATTTAATACCACACCACTCTAAGTAAGCAATTACTGGTACAAAGTCACATTCAAGTTTAGCACCTACAAGACATCCTTTCTCTTTACAATCTTTTAATTGTAACTGCATAATATCTTCTAGATACATTACATCACCTGCTGCATATTCTATAACTTTATCATCTAAGCCTCTCCATATAATCTCACCTCTAGTAGTTTTATCTATATTAATATCTAACCTTCTCCAAGCTATCTCTTTAAGACTAAAAGATATTTGACCTGAAGGATAACCTAAATATAGTAATTGTTCTACTATCATAGTATCATATACTTTTCTAGGTATTATATTATAGTTATAAAGAAATTGTAAATCAAACTTAAGATTCTGTCCTATTACTAAACCATTCTCTAATACATCTTTATACTTCTTTATATCTATAGTCTGACAATCTACTACTATTTGAATATCCTTTTCTTTAGTACCAAACTGAGCACATAATAATTTACATAAATGAGCATCTTTACCCGAAGTTTCGGTATCAAATTGTATAAACTTCCAAGACTTTATTTCATTAATAGAGTCCTCTACACTCATAGATTTGAATATAGAGGACTCAAATAATCTTTGTTCTTTACTAACTAAGTATATCATACTGATTTACTATAAGCAATCATTTCATCAAAGTCTAGTACGTACTTAAACCTTTGCATAAATGAATTACCTATAATACCATGAAGAGTTACTCCACTTTCTTTCTTAATATTATCAAAAGCATTAGACATATCTATTACTTGAAACGAATCATCATATTTATTGTTTCTATATGTAAACTCTATAATAGCAAATGATGCTTTTTGTGATTTACCTTCTAATCCATATACAGTAGAAGTATGTTTACTAGGAGTATAGTTAATACTATTAAGTGTACTACTATTAATAACTGAATAATTAGCTCCTGTATCTAGCAAGAAATTAAGTTTAATATCTCCTTGATAAAATGTTACTATAGGCAAGTCTGCAAGTTCTAGACCTCTCCTAAAATCCATTGCAGTATTCTTTTGTTTTCTCCAAAATTTCCAACTCATGCTACACCTGTAGACCCATGTCCACCTCTATTTTCATTAGTACCCAAATCATCTACCCACTCAAATTCAATATTCTTTTTGAATATCCACTTCAACCATTGCCATGTATTAGCAAACATTGAAGGTCTTAATTCAAACTGGCATATTCTATCTCCTTCTTTAATCTCAGTAGCTCTAACAGAGAAACAATAGAATTTCCATGTATCGTCATTGCCTGAATATGTAGTATCAATAAATCCTGATGTAGCTGCTACTAATCCCATTTTCTTAGTAGTAGAACTTCTAGGTAATACTCTTGCTACAATACCTTTAGGTAACTTCATAGCAATACCTAACTCAATCATTTGCTCATCAAATACTACATCTCTAATCTTTACATTATTTACTTGATGTTCTCTATTTGAATATGGGGATTTAAATGTGTAATCTTGAGCTGCTTTAAGGTCTATACAGTCACCTTTAGGATTAATCTCAAATTTACAATTACTATTTAATGCTTTAACTTTAATTTTCATAGTGTGTTTATTTTAATGTTTAATAATTACTTTTTAATACTTCCAGGCTTAGTATTAGCCTTTTGATAAGCTGCTCCTTGACTTTCCCAAAACTTAATTCTTGTAGCAAGTTTAGCTGCATGTTTTCTAAGATATTTTGCCATAGTTTTATTTTATTTATTTTTTTTAATCGCATTTAGTATAACCACATGATGTACATGAATTACATCCACCAGAATGAATTAATGTTTTATGATGACATTGTGGGCACTCATCACCTGTTTCTTCCACATGTTCTGTAGAAGTAATTGCTTTGTCTAATAATTTACCTTTAATATCATAATACATGGACTTAAGCGCATTACCTACTGCTACAGGACAACAACTACCTTTAGATGTGTCTCCTTTAGTAGCTGCTCTTACTGCATATGAAGGACAAGTACCACAAGACTTAAGTTGGTCTAGTATAGCATCTAACGAAATACCTCCTCTTGCAGCAAGAGAAATCATTCTACTAAGACCAATCATAAAGTTATTACATCCTCCTTTACTACCTTTAGATAAATATGTTTCTCTTAAATCTCCTGTAATAGGGTCAAAGAATGCTTCTACGTGTAAAGTACCACAACCAGTCATAAGAGTTCTTTTCAGTCCCAAACAATTATCATCTGCTTTTACAATATAACCTCTTTGATTTTCTTTAGTCTCCTTGCTAGTGTCTTTAGTATCTTTAGTGGATAAAATACCTTGTCTTTGACAATTATTTCTATATATAGTTACTCCTTTAAGTCCTTGCTTCCAAGCTTCAAAATATATATCATATACTTGTTCTACTGTAGTTTCTTCTGGTAAATTAATAGTAGACGATATACTAGCATCTATCCATTTTTGTAGTGCAGATTGTACTTTAATTCTATTAAATGGATTTACTTTTTCTGAGGCTATAAAGTACTCTGGTAATATGTTAGCCTTACTCATAGATTCATCGTCTATATTAAAAGCTCTCTTGTAGTCTTCTACAATCTTAGCATATACCTTATAGAAAGTTTCTTCTTTATTAAGAGATACCGTTCTTCTAGTAAATTCAAACGCATAATTAGGCTCTACTCCAGTACTTACTTGAAGCATAGTACCAATACTACCTGTAGGAGCACACGTAAGAAGTTGTGAATTAAATAATCCAAACTTTTTAATATCTTCTAATACAGCTGTAGGTAATTCTAAGGCTTTGATAAATGAAGAACTAACTAAAGCTTCTTTATTACACATTGGGTAGCAACCATATGCTTTAGCTAATTCTAAAGATGTTTCTACAGAAGTTGTCGCAATGGCTTTAAACACATTATTAATAGTTTCAATACTCTTATTAGACCCGTAAGTTATACCTAATTTAATTAACATATCTCCTAGACCCATAGTACCTAATCCTATTTGTTTCCAATCATAAACAGAGTCTTGTTGTTCTTTTAATGGGTGTAGTTTAATACCATCCATTAATACAGTATTAAGTGCTGTAATAGCAATAGATACAGCTTCCTCAAGAGTATCATAATTGATTCTGGCTTTATTAGTAAAAGCATCTTCTACAAATTCTGAAAGATTTAAACTACCTAAAAGACATGACCCTCCAGCAGGCAAAGGCTCTTCTGCACATGGGTTAGTACTTGCATAACTGAAGTTCTCATCGGTATTAAGCATATTATAATTAATAATATTATCCCAATACAATATTCCAGGTTCTGCCATTTCCCAATTTCTCTTAGCTAATAGTTTAAATATATCTCTAGCATTTACAATTTTTTCTATAATTTCTCCATTATTATTAAAGGAAAGTTTCCAATCTTTATTAGATTCTACAGCTTTCATAAAATCATCAGATACTCTTACAGAAATATTAGCCTTAGTACATAAATCAAGATTACTCTTTAAATTAATAAATTCTTCAAGGTCTGGATGTGTACAATCTATACTAAGCATTAATGCTCCTCTCCTACCACTCTGTCCAATAAGTCCTGTAACATAACTAAAGAAATCCATAAAAGAAGTACATCCTGATGTACTCTTTGCGGCATTATTAACTCTAGCATTCTTAGGTCTTAACTTTGAAACATCAGTACCACAGCCTCCACCATAAGAATAAGTTCTAGCAAGTTTAGTAGCACATTCAAATATAGATTCTATACTATCTTCTGGAGGAGTTATAACATAACAATTAGAATAAGTAACTCTTTTACCTAATTTATCAAGACCTCTATTAGCAAGTATTCTACCACCAAACAAAAATTTCTTTTCTTTAATTAGCTTCTTTACAACATCATTATTACCAGATACTCTATTTAACCAATTATCAAATGATTCCCCATCATATCTATATTTATTATTCCAAATATCGTATGATAGTTGGTTTTCTTTTAACCATTTAAAAGCCTCTTTATCTATACTAACATCCATAAAATTTTAATTATTATTTTTACTATTATATCTAATTATGTTTCTAGCAACTGTATAAAATTTATTATACATAAGTGTAATTTCGATAGTGTATTGTATATCTTCTGTAAAAACTTCTTCTTGTCTAAATATAGCATCCATAGATACTAAATTAGCAAGTTTTGTAACTCGTTTCTTTAAGTATTTATTATCAGGATATTCACACTCAATGAAAGCTCTTTTAATAGCATTCTCAATCTTAGTAATATCAAATTCTACCTTTGAGCCGTCTCTTTTAATTACCATCTACATATTACAATTTATTAAGTTGTGTCTTTAAATCATTTGATTTATTTAAATATATACCAATAGGTACTTTATAGTTATTATCTAAGTATTCTTTAAGTTCTTTAGCTATTTCAAAAGGACTTCTTATTTCTATTTGATTATTCTTACCATATATAAGAGTTCCTTCAGTCTTAGTATCAACATCTTCCCATACAATAGGACATAAATTATCTTTATTTACTACTATAAAAAACCAATTAGTAATTCTAAAGTCTTTAAAGTAATCATCTTTATCTAAGGCTTGTCTTAATACTTTATAATACAATCTAGATTGATGAGAATACCCCCAATCTATAAATGATTGAGCAAACTTATATTCAGGTTTACCTGTAGTCTTTAAGTCAGTAGCTATAATTAATTTCTTATTATGGTCTACAACTAATTCATCTGGTTTAATAGTATATGTAATACCATCAATAGTTTCTCTAAATATAGGCTGATATACTCTTTCTATATTCTCAAAAGGAGTATCTTCTTGATAAAAGAATTTAGTATTTAAAGATGTCTTTAAAGCATTAACCATATTATTAGCTTTATCATACATTTCTTGAAATACCATTGTTTTACCTTCAGCTAATCCTAATTGATTATAATAAGAAGCTCCTTCCTCTCTTACTTTATTACACCTAGTTTCTGCCTTCCATCTTGGTTGGTAAGCATATTTATTTATATATGAAAGCATTTCTACATCACATATAGAATAAATAGTTTTATGTACCTCATGAAGCTCATTATACATATCCTTAACTATACTAATAATAGAGTCAGGAATACTAGGTATTTCAGCAATAAAGAACTTCTTATCAAACATTTCTGGTTCTGTAATAAGTGTATCTACTATAGAACCAAGTAATAAAGAAGGAGATTCCTTATGTTCTTTTAATGAAGATAAACAATCAAATCCTCCTTTATCAAAAGATGATATAGTACTATGATGCATTGTATTATCATTATAGTACTCTTCATCCGTTAAGTGTAAAGCAATATCACTTAGTTTCTTCATCTTTAATTATTTTAATTGCTTGTAATAATTGCCTTTTAGTAAATATTTCAAAATACTTAAAGTTATGTCCCTGATAATTATCTTCTAACCATTTCCTAAATAACTTTTTCTTTACAGGAAAGATGTTATTCTCGAAACCTTTAGCTTCTATAATAATAGTAGTATCATTATATTTAAATACAAAATCAGGAGTATAAGTAATATCTATTAGTTTCTTAGTATCTAACTTTAAGTCTCTTGTTTGCTTATCCTTAGTATAGAATGGCACTGTAGGTTTAAATCCTCCCCATATACAGTATTTAATAGGTTCATATTTAACATTAAATCCTTCTTGAAGAAGTGTCTTATAGATACTAACTTCAAGAAGAGACTTAAATTTTATACCATTATATTCTACGGATGTAGCATTTTTAATCTTTTTGTTCTCCATAAAGTTCATTAAACTTTAGGATAGCTTTTGCTGCCTTAGCATCTTCAATAGTTCTAAATGCTGCAAAATGTTCATAAGATTTAATCTTACTCTTATCTACTCTGTTAATAGCTCCATTAATAGTACTAATACTAAAGATATATTCACTATTAGAGATATGACCTTCATATTTCTTATCAAACTTCTTTGCAATAGTCTTTAGTAGAATTGAATATGCTGCAATAGGAGAAATATCAATAAGCTTATCAATATAACTAATAGTTCTATTTAAGTCCCAACCAAGTCTATCTGCAAGACCTTGAAGTACTTCATTAACAGTATATTCTTCTGTCTTTTCTACTCTAATAATATTCTCTTTAACAAGAATAGGAATATTATAAGCATTGATAGGTACTTGATAAGTTGTTTCTGTTTTACCAAAAGGAGTTTCACAAAGTGTAGTACACTTAATATATTCTCCTGCTTTTACTTCAGTACCATTCTCTACCAAAAAATACTTTTCCATGTTATTTATTATTTAAAATTAATTACTTCTCCTCTATATTGATAAACTGCCTTTTTGATTTGAGGAAACACATCATAAGGCATCTTTGTGTTTGTTCTATAATAATATGCTGGATGTTTAAATTCAAGCACATTACCTTTTATATATGGCTTTAAAGAGGAAGCAACACTTCCAAACAACGCATATACTAAGCCACTATCATATATACTCAGATTAGATAATAATTTACTAATAAATGGTCTCCACAAATTAATATGAGAACCTACTTTATTAACTTCACAAGTAAGTGATGAATTAAGTAATAGTATACCTTGTTTAGCCCATGATTCTAATGTTGGGTCAAAGGTACTACTATAATTTGGTAATTCAAAATTAATTATAGATTCTTTTATTATTTGTAATGAAGGAGACAAATTATCTGTATTATTAGCAAATGCAAGACCAGTAGCTACTCCTTTTTGTGGATAAACATCTTGTCCTATGATGATTAATTTTAAGTCATTAAACTTACATAAATTAAAGGCTTTGAAAACAACATCTTGATTAGGTGTAATACTTTTAGTTTTATATAGATTACCTATAACTCTAAGTATGTTATTTAATTCTGTAGTATCTATTACTTTTAACCAATCGCCAAAATATTCATTTAAAGACATTTATCTGTAATACATTTAAGTGCAATATCCAATAGTTTATCTTGAATACTTACTCTATTTAATTCAGGAATATCAGGTACTTCAATCTTATATGTAGAATCTATTTCAGTACCCATAATTCCTTCATAAATTACTTTAGGAACATACTCACAATCAAATCCATCTTGTACATCAATAGGTATTACATTACCACTACAATTATATTCAATATGTTTTATAGGAAGATAAGCACAAGTTCTAAGTTTACCATACTCTGAATTATGTGGTACAGCTACTACATCTTTAGGGTTTACTAATACTGCAAGACCTTGACTGCCAAAGTAGTTATTCTTTAACCATTTAACTGAAGCACAATGTAATCCTCTACTACACTCATTTGCAGAATTAGTGTCACACTTTGACCTATCTAGTGTAACCATTTCTCCAATTCTAATCTTAAATGTATGAGAATGATGGTCAGTATATACTCCTTTTTCATCAGTAGTATCTACATTTCTATATGCTACAAAGAATCCACATTTAGATATAACTAAACCATGAAGTTTTAAGAACCAATATAGATTATCTCTACATTCTTTATCAGTATTAAGTGACATTAGAGTCCAGAAATTTCTATATGTTTCTATTTTAACTTCATCATTATTTTTTTCTGCTTCTAGAATAGATTCTACTAATTCTTTTGGTATAGAAAGCTGAGATACTTCTTCCCAATATACAGCATTGTTCTTTTTAGTAAGTAATTTACTATTAAGTATATTATCCACAATAGCTTCTACTTCTTCTTTCTCTTTAATCTTATCTGATATATTAGGACAGAAATAACTTTTTATTTCGTCCTCATTCATATCACATATAGACATAAATTCATCAGTAGAAACATCTTCTTTTTCTAAAGTTACTCCTGAATCTAGAATAACTATTACTTTATTATCTAGTTTAATGAACTTCATTTTTAAATAACTTTATAATATGATTATTTGTAATTTCTTTAAATCTATTGAAATCTAGTCTGTACTTAAATACCTTAAACATATAGAATCTTACTACTAAATTATTATTTCTAAAACTATTATTATATACGGCAGATATAGAAGTAGCAGAGTTACGCAGAATTAGTTTTAATTTAGTAAGTTTAGATTCTAATTCTTTATCTGTATTACTAGTGTCAACTAAATCTCTAAGTTTACTTCCTACGCATAATGCAAGTACTTGTTTTAGTAATAAACAATCTCGTTTATTAAGAATACAGTCTAAACGCTGCTTTGTATCATAATCTAATGAATCATAAGTATTAATTATACCTGATTCTATGACAGTTTTAATATAACTTAAGTCTTTACTAGACATATATTTATCTATAGTAGTTAAGCAACTAGGATTATAGCTTTTAATAGCTTGAATAGTTTCTTTATTAGCTTTTATAATAGAAAATATAGATTTATTTATGTTATTTCTATATTTAAATACATCTAATTCTAACCTAATATCATCTTTTATTCCTGCTAATATAATACCTTTATGTTTATCCTTCATCCATTTAATAGCTGCTTCTACATTTTTAAACCTTCTACTTCTTTCATCATGAATGTATAATATAACATTATTAATATTAGTAACTCCATTCTTCTTTTCCTTAGACACTTGGTCTTTTATAAAAAGATAATTAGAATCATTAGGATTGAATTGTATAGCTTTACTATGTATATAATTATAGAACTCTTCTGTAATAAAATCCCTAATATTAGAGCTATTATACACATTAGTATAATCTATTTGTAGAAATGATTTATATTCTTCTAAAGTAAAATTATTAAGTACTATATGATTAGGATAATACAAAGAAAGGTATTTTTTAATACTAGATGTAAGAACAATGTTCTTATCATTATTACTTTTTAATGTAATAAATTTAAGATTCTTACCTAACATATATTCATAGTAACACTTAGGAAAGGAACTAGTTATTACTCTATCTTTAAGAACTAATGCTCTAGTAGGCATTCTAGAGTTAAATAATATACGAATAAGATTAATATCATTAGTACCTAGTGTTTTTTCTTTATATGTTATATTATCATTATTCAGTTCTTCTTTCGTAATAATTATAGTAAAATTTGTGTATTTATTTGTTTCTATTTTATCATATAAATAATTATAATTTATTTTCTCACATACAAAATTATAGTAATCAAATAAATCATTAAAATTATCTGTAAAATGCTTACATATATTACTATAAAATTCCTGCTTAGCTTCTTCTATTCTAGTATTAATTAAGTCAATAGTATCTGTAGAATAAATAATACTTTCTCTATTAGGAGTTATATTTAATTCTCCAATATTAAACTTAATAACTACTCCAGATGTTTTTAATTTATGTATAAATTCACTATTACTTTTATTAAGAATAGATTCATCTAAAGGATATAAAACATTCCCTAATAATATTCTTTCATTATGTAAACAAATATTACTCGCAGCATATTTATTATAATGCTTTATTAGATTACTATTATCTACTGTATTTGGAATATTACTATCTATATATACATTAGGAAAGAACATTATATATTTTAGTGATTCTTTATACTTATCAAGTTCTCTATTCTTCAGTATAACTTCTACACCATTCTTTTCTGTAGTATCTAAAGTAGCAACAAGATTACTTACAATAGTATTACCACTCTTAGTAATTATATACATATAAAGTTTACCTTCATAATATGAATTAACATAAGCAGTATTACTACATGACATCATAGACCAATGACCAATTCCAAATCCACCTAGGAAGTCATTAGATTCTCTCTTAGTAGATGAACCTATATTACAATATATTTCTTTAAATCTCTCTGGAGATAATCCTGTACCAAAGTCTCTAATACTAATATCTCCTACATAATCTTTATATCTATAAGAATTTAAATTCTTACAATCAATCTTAATAATTACAGGAACATCTGTAGTATTAGCTTCTACGTGAGCATCCCAAGCATTACTTACTATCTCTCTAATAAAAGATTGTTCAGGATGAGAGTATAGATTTGAAGATAATAAAGTAGTTATAAATTCAAGATTCTTAGGGTCTATACAAGTCTTAAACTCTGTTACATCACCTATAGTTTCAATGTTTGCATCATTAGTATTTATAATCATTGTTTAAAGTTTTAAGATAAAAATAGTAGGTATTTCTACCTACTATTATTTTAGTTGAGAATATAATCTAATTCTGATTTCAAAAGAATATGCTTCTTATTAAGAACCTCTATAAGTCTATTAAGAGAGTTAGTATTACTTGCTACTTTAACTTCTTCTCCTTTCTTAGGCTCTTCTTTTACTTCTACTTTAGCTACCTTTACCTCAGTAATTTTAGGTTTACTAATATGTTTATTTACAAAACTAGTAAGCATATCATTAGAACCATTAGTATAGTTCTTACCATACTTACTCTTAAAAGCTTCTCCTAAATTATTACTCTTAATAAAAGAGTACATTTCTGCTCTTGTCATGATTTTAATTATTAAATAGTGGTGAAATTATTTTAATAAACTCTTCTTTACCTTTTACTTTATATAAGTCTGAAACATCTTTACCTCCAATGAATTGTGGTAATTCAATATTAGTAAAGTTAGTTAGTTTAGATAGTTTAATACCGTCTTCTATACCTGCTTTATCATTATCATATAATATATATACTTTCTTAAATCTTCTTTTTAATTCATTAATAGCTGTATCTGACATAGTATACCCTTCTCCTTGTAATGATATACAAGGAACATTTATATTATTCATTAAGCATAATGAGTCTTTTAAAGAAGAACATATACATACTTTATCTCCTGATTCAGGTAATAATTTCCAAAGACTAATAATAGAACTATCAAACTTTGAAGACCATTTAAATCCTTTAGTATTAAAAGGTTGATATACTTTTTTACTTATCTTATTATTTTTTCTTTCTATATATACATAAGCATACTTATCTGCAACAAATACATACCGATTACTATCTCTATTTATTATTTTATGAGATATAGGATATACTTCTGCTTTCTTTAATAAATTTAGAGTTATACCATATGATTCCCAATATGAAATATCATAGTCTCTCCATTCTCTAACTTTACATTCTAAAGTAGTAGAACTATTAGTATAAACTCTTGTAGATTTATTAGTTTTTAATACATTACCTTCACCATTAAGATTAGGTAAATCTTTTTGTATTCTAGATAAAACTTCATTATATGAACAATTCCACATTAAACCTAATAAATCAAATACTCCTCCACATTCATTAGTAGAGAAGTCTTTGTAATAGATTTTACTTCCATCTCTAGAGTAAAATCCAAATGAAGGTTTATCATCTTTTCTTAGTGGCGATTGTATTAAAATAGGAACCTCACTAACACCTAAATAGTAGCTGAGAATATCAATCTCAGCTACTTTATTTAGTATGTCTTGAAAGGTTATAGAAGTTTTACCTTTGCTAAACATATATAGAATTAATTAATAATTAAGAGTTAAATCCCCAACCTTCTACTGCTGAATTATCTGCAAATGGGTCAGTAATTGGAGTATTATTGAAATTAGTAGCTTCAACTGTATACTCTTCAAGGTTACAAGTCTTAAATTCTGTAGTAGCATAAGCTCCTGCATTCTTCTTTTCCTGCAAATCCTTATCAAGCTTAGAATAATCTGTAGCACTTGCTCTAAGAGGCATATCTGTATATACAGCCTGATATTGCTTATTATCATCTGTAGTACGTACACCAAGCATCAACTTAATCTTATTATTAGGCTGATAAGATACTACATCCTTAATATCCTTAAAGTTACCATTGAACAATACTTCAAGATTTTCAAATCTAGCTTCACATTCTTCAGGCTTTACATTAGGATTAGAAACCCAAGTACCATTTACATAACTTCTAGTATTAGGAATACCAAGATATACCTTAATAAAGTTAGTTACTGCTTCTTCTCCTACATAAGCTGGACGATAATCCTTATCAATAGAAGACTGATACTTACTACCATCATTCTTAGTAAGCATAGTAGCATGTTCTTTAAGTTCTTCAGGAGTTACCCATGCAGTTACACCATACTTATCAATTACCTGTACTTTAGTCTTATCCTTATTAAAACGCTTTTCATTTCTAATCCAATATGTAGCACGAGTTATAAGTTCTACATCTGTCTTAGTAGTATCTGTCTTAATAATAAAGTCAATACGTGCAGACTTTACTCCTTCATTCTCTACTACATAACTAGGCTCCTCTTGTGGTTCATAACCCATAAGTTCTTTAGTCTGTGCTTTATTAGGATTTACACCTACTACAAAGAAAGGTGCTACACCAATATATCTCTTAATAGGTGCTGATTCTACTGTTTCCTTACCTGTGGCAAATGCCATGAATACATAATTGTTTGCTGATGAAAATACGTTCTTTTCCATGATTTTTATAAGTTTTAATTTAATAATTTGTTTACTTTAATTTAACAATGAACATTAAACCTTTGCTTCTCCTATCTCCAGTTTGGGGTTGCAAAGGTAGGAATTTTATTTATACCTCGCTATATACTTAACGATATTTTTTAGTTTTTAGTTATAAATTTATTTTATTATTCAATTACTCCTTCAAATGCATTGGTAGTTTCTACCATATCTACTACAGCTTCAGTATCTACTTCCTCAGTATTAACTTCTTCTACTTCTACAGGAGTTACATAAGTGAGAATCTGCTTTTTAAGCTGATAAGTCTTACCATTCTTATCTGGCTTAGACATCTTAGGAGTACCATCAGGATTAGTATCTAGTACATAAGACTCCTTAATAAGGTCAATAGATGTATAACCTCCTGTAAGAATCTTAATACCTGACTCTGATGCTTCAAGATACTTTTCAAGTTCTTCAATTTCCTTAGAGAGATTAGCTACTTCTGCTTTCTTCTTAGTAATCTTTTCAAGTGTAGGCTTAGAGTTCTTGTACTGTCTTTTAACAGCTGCAATCTGAAATGATGTTAGTTCTTTCATAATTTTAAATGTTTATAGTTTAAATAATTGTTATTAGTTGTCCTTGTGGACTATAAATTTTAATAATATTGAATTTAATTATGTAATACTTTAATATATGTTTAACTATATTATCTATATTAAATAAATTATTCATAATAAACTCATTAATATACTTTAATTGTTTATCTCTATTATTAGAGTTTTTATCTATAATGTAACTATGCAATAGAGAATGTACATCATCTATTGTATAATTATTTGTATATACAAATCTTATTATTTCTTGTTTAGTCATTATAGTAACTTTCAATCTTATCTACCACTAAACCTAAATCATTTAGCATGTATAGGTCAAACATTCCTATAGGAGATTTAGCTGGATATACTCCATCGTTATTAGTTACAAATTCTCTAATAGATTTCTTTTCTTTCTCATCAAATGAGTCTTTACCATAAATTACTATTTCAAACTTTCCTTCAGGTGTAATATAAGAATCTACCATATTACCTGTAGACTTATATTTATAAGAAAGAGAATCTCCATTCTTATCTTTATATTCTTCATAGTGAGCAAGACATATAATATTCTTTCCTTCAGGTACTGCATTAATAGCATCAAATATAAGTCCTGTATTATAACCAATCTTTTTGGGGGTATCCCAACCTCCTTTAAGAGCATTCTTCATATAATAATCTTGTGCAAGATAATTCATATCATCAAGTACAATATTCTTATATGGACTTTGTGGGGAAGCAAGCATTGTAATTACTTTAGCTACTACTTCTGAATCTGTAGTAATAATTCTATTACCAGCAGTAATTTTATCTGGTGTAGTAATTACAAATTTCTTATTAGCTCCTCTAAAAGGCAAAGGTTTATTTACACAACTAATAAGGTATGTTTCTTTTGGATTAAGACCTTTAATTCCTAACTCTGGGATTTCTCCCATAGATGTTGATTTACCAAATCCTGATTTGGCAAGTACTAAAATTTTAGCCATTTTTAAACATGTTTTTAATTGTTTGTAATATACCATAACTAATAAAAGCTACGGCTTTAGTTAAATTTCTTTCTTCTCTTATCTTTTTAGCATAATCATAGATAGGCTTTAGCTTATCTACTTCTGTAGGTAATGGTAATTCTTCAAACTCATTAATAGCACCATCAAAGAATAAAGGACATATACCATTAGCCTGACCTTCACGATTAAGTACTATCTCAAGGAATCTAGCATTACCTTTAAGACATCTTAAATCATATCCTAGATAATCAGGTAATTCAAATGAGAAAGGATTAGTAATACCTATCATTACTGAAGCGTCTTTAGCAGTATACTTACTATCACTCAACCCTGCTACAGTAGGTCTAATCTTATTAGCTTTAAATGCTTCTAATGATGTAGTATCTAAACCTTGCTGTTGTACTATTACAGGAATATAACTATACCTATTTCTAAGAATAATCATATATTCTGATAACTTATTAATAGACTCTCTTAAATCCATAGGTTTACCATTAGCATCTTTCTCAGTATCTATAAGACCTATATGGTCTACTAATATAAAGATATACTCATTAGGATTATTGGGTATATAGTAATCGAATTTCTTTATTTTCTTTTCTATACCAAATTCATCTTTAATAGTTAAATCTTTAAATACAGTCTTACCATTATTCTCAGCATAAGCTTTAGCTGTTTTAAATATACCTGTAGGGTTACGCAAGTCTTCAAAAGATACTATATCTTCATATAAATCTAGTATAGCTTTAAACTCCTCATTTTCCATTAAATCTAATATATCCTGTGAAAGAGGTTTTCTTTCATCAGTACTCTTTAAATCCATAGGGCTAATTCTTACTTTACCTTTAGTAAGTTTATATAATAAGAAAGCCATAAATCTAAGAGTAATATTCTCAGGAGTTTCTTCTAATGGAAAGTAAAATATTTTAGGGTATACTATATTAGGATGAAAGTAGCAGTATAATACAGTATTATACACAAAGAGATAGTTAGTTATTTGAGACTTAGCTGCTTTAGTAGCTCCTGATACTAAATAGTATTTACCTCTTTCTACCCCAGGAAAATCTCTTCTAAATCTAGTAAATGGTGAAGGTATACAGTTAATACCTCCTTCTTCTACTTTCTTCTTTCTCTCTATAAGATTCTCTTTAATTCTTTCTCTTAATGTCATACTAATTCAGTTGTCCAATCTGTAGCAGTATTCTCTTGTTCTTTATTCTCTATGTATGATAGTAATTGAGAATTTTCTTCAGAAGACTGAATACCATCTACAGAAGTATTAGTTCTTTTCATTATAAAATATTTAAGTAATTGCATATACTGATAATTACCATTAAAAGATTGTACATATCTTCTAGTAGCATCTATATACTCTTCATCAGTATAGTCTATATTATATTTCTTTACTAGAGCTTTAAGTCTTAATGCAATTACTGCTGTACTATCCCTCCATTGATAAGCAGTACCTTCCTTTCTGCCTTGAGGATATAATTCTCTAAGTTTATTAGCAAGTACTTCATATCTATCTTTATTGTTT